GAAAATAATTTTCTTAATCTTGAAAATATTGATTTATCTGCCATAATTATTCCTCTTTATATAACCTTTATTTTATTAACCAAGTGAGATCTTCATCACCTTTTGGTCCTTTTTGAACCCATGGGTTGTTATCTGGTGCGTTACTCGTGTAAACACCTGGTCCACGATTCACTTTAATATTGTCTAAAGCACTTCTTGTTAAATCCATACCTTTCTGACGTAACATAAGTGCTGTATCCCTTACCCACATTCCAATACTGTATGCCATTACAAGGTCATCATTATAACCACCTTGTGCTTGAGCTTTGCTACCTTTCCATACAAAAACAAATAATTCATCGATCAACCTCTTAGATCGAACAATGCATGCTTTTTCCCGAAAATAGGTATCTAGCTTTGATATAATTAGTGGTCTCGTCTTAGTCGTAGTCGTAAATCCTGGAACCATCTTCTCTTTTGTTTTTAAATCATACCGCTTTTTTAATTGTAGACCAGTATCAACTACTGATAAATCAGCTGATGAGTAGAATAAGTTTGGATACTCTCTATCGACTGCAGGCTGTATAGCTGCCCAACCGACATTTGCGTTTTCAATTACTAATAATGCATTATTCCATTCAGTTGCTGCATTTACTAACATATTACCAAAATCTTTTGTAGGTAATTGACCTTTATACTCTGCAACTTGAGTTAATGATTCAACGTCTATTACATGAAACGTAGAGTAATCTGTTGAATCACCTCTTGCGACATCGGCTGATATCATATAATCTTTACCATAGTCTGGATATTCCCATAACCAATAATTTCCGTCAAACCCTCGCTTTTCTATAGGATCTTGAACTTGATTTTCCAGATACCATTGAAGTGTTGTACCATCTACTACAGTATACCCAGATGTTATAAAATCACAATCACATTCCTGGGCTGCCATTTTTTCACCTAGTAATTGATCTTGCTTATCTCGCCAGGGTTGTTCGCGGTCTGGATGCATTGTCCAGTGTAATTTTATTGGATGAAATCCATTTGTGCCAGCCTCTGCCCCCACCCAGGTTTTATGAAAAAAGTTTCCTGTTCCGTTTGGTGTTGAAAGAATTATTGCTCCTCCTCCTGTTGCTAGTGTTTGTTGAGATGATGCCCATATATCGTCAATACTATCAACGAATGCCGCTTCATCAATTATTAAAAGTGATAATGCTTCAGATCTACCTGCATCACCTGAACTGGAAATTGCTTTTACTTGAGATCCGTTTGAAAATCGTAAAGATAATTTATTATCTTCAACACAATTACCTTTTAACCAACTTGGTAGACCATCATGCATAACTCGAACTTTTGTTACCAAGTTTTTTGCTACTTCTTGCTTTGTTGCAATTACTAGGATATTTTTATCGTTATGAAATAACATTAACCATAAAGAGTATCCTGCAGATAGTGTTGATATACCTAACTGACGAGACTTTAATATTACATTGTAGTCATTATCTCGTAATTCAGTTAATGCAGTTTCTTGAAACGGGTAGAGATTAAATTTAATTTTCCCTCGATTTGGGTGCTGAATATAACAATACTTCTTCATGAAATGTACAGGATCTTTTGCACACCTAGTGTATTCTAATTTTATTACGTCTTTTAATGATTTAGCCATATATAGTTACCCGCTTATATATAAATATACGAAAATTATATTATATAAGCAAATTATCTAGGGAGAGAGTAGTCAATTACGTGTATAAGCCCAACAGTACCAGCAACTCCAAGTATGAAACCAAATACTGGTCTGTTCCAGAATTTATCTCGATATTCTAGTTCTTTCTTGTATAGTTCTATGTTTTTATTGAGGAAGGTTTTTTGCTGAACTAATAGACTTATATGTAATGAATCTTGAGCAGACAATTTAGTCTTCACCAAGATAATGCTTTGTAGATCTTCAATATGTAGATCCTGTTTGTATACAACGGAATCGAGAGAAGTAATTTTTAATTTGTATTGAGTGTTGAGCTGTTTGGTAAGTTCGTAAGCTGGTTTATAATCCTTTGTTTGAGAATAGCTCAAGAACGTGAATAATAGAAATATTACTGTAAGTATGTTTTTCATATGTAACCTTTTTTGTTTTAATATCTTACTCCCGGACCTAGCCCGGGAGTTTTGATATTATTGTTTAATAAGTGTTAGTTATTATGAGAATGGTGTAGCTAAAGTACCTGAACCATATAAGGTTGCTTCAACAAACCAAGCTGCTCCTGCTGAGCCTTTAATACACGTAAATGTCACAGTATTTGGACTCATTGTATCTCCTGTTGCACCTGTTTGTAATCCACCTTTAGTTGTTCCATTTAATGTAAGTACATTATCATCAGTACCATTTGGTAAAAAGGTTTGTGTAACTGTAGCTGCAGCAGTTAAAATTGCATATCCAATGAAATAATGCGTAGCTGCTTGTGAGTTGATAACAAGACCTGTACTGTTTACATCTGTTGCAATAATTTTGGTTTTCCACCCAACTAATTCATTTGATACATCAGGTAATGTCCATGTAGTAGCTGCATCATCAATAAGAAAAATACTATTGTTTTCAGCTGCTGTTAAAGTTCTTGTTGTTGGTCCATCATCGTATTTAGATGCACTAACGAATAGACCAGCATTTGTAACGTCTAATCTATCTACTAAATCATTTAAGTGTTTCGCTTTCGCAGGAATAGAATTTAATCTATTATCTCCACCGCCTCTTGGATTTGCATTTGCAAAAGTTACCTTTGCTAAATTTCCTAAGTTTCCCATTTTTTAATCTCCTATAAATTTTTTTCTGCTTCTGCTAGAGCTGCCTCTAAATCTGCAATTGTTTGATCGTTCTTTTTAACGTTCGTTTTTGCGTCTTTTACTTGCTTGCTCTTACTATCGGCTTTGTTTGTTAAGTCGGTTAGTTTTTTGTTTAATATTTTTTTTCCAGCTTTGACTTCCTGAATTTGAGATCCTAACCGTTTAACCTCAGCATCATTCTTTGTTATTTTAGGATTTATCTTACGCTTTTTCATTCCTTTAGCTGCTAATAAAACCCCAATTGCGCTGATAATAAATAGTATTATTTTTTTAAAACTGCTCACCGTTATTCTCCCTTATTCACCTTATTTACACGTTCTCCGGGCTTGCTTTCCATTGAACCTGGATTAAATTTATACTTAGATGCAATATATTTGTTAAAATATGCATATGTTTGAGTTAATAACTTCTGGTTATCATCTAACGACTTCATAGCAGCTATAATTGTATCTCTATCAATATTATTCTGCTCCGGTGATTTAGCAGGATCATTTGGCTTCATTAATATCGGAAGATAATTAGGTAGAGTACCTAAAGTTGTTTGCATACTCATTACATAATCAGTCATAGATGTTACCATTTGAGTTAGCTTTTCGTCACCTTGTGATTGTTGTTGCTCAGCTTCTTGCAGCTCATATTGTTGTCTGCGCCATTTTTTATCATTCCAAGTCATATTTTTACTCTGTAGTTGTATTTTTAATACCAACCTGTTCATCCCCCTGATCTAGGTTTTGTAAAAGTTTATCTTTCAACATATCAAATTGTTTATCTATACCTTGCTCTATAGATTCTGCTGATTTTGGCAGGCTCCATTTATCTACTGTACCATTACTGTTAACATATTCAGTGCGTGTAAATTGATTTTTTAACATCTGTACATCTTTAGCGGCATCTTGTAAGAAGCTATTTACATTTTTTCTCACCCTGTTACGCTCCCATCGTTCATATACAGGTTGATTGGTGTCGTATCCTTCACAAATCATTAATGTTTCTTGTTTAACTATACAGTGATGGCACATACCTTCACGTGTAATAAACTGCTTATCAAATTGAGAAGCTGTTTTGCTGCATTTAGGGCAGAGGGTTGGGTTACCTGCTTGACGTATTTTATTAAATTTTGATACCTTAGCTTTATATCCGTCTTTTTGAATCCACTTCATACCATCTTTATCAACCCATGAATCACCTACTTTTCGTGTAAGTATCTGTTTTTCGAACCCTTTTGATTTTTGAGTTTGAGTTCTGTGCTCTCCTCGAATCATTTCATTTACTGCTTTGACATTGTTTAATTTTGACATACCTATCTCCTGTTTACTTATTGATCTATAACTTTATTAACATATTCTCGAATTTTTTGATCAAATATATTAACTTCTTTTTCTTTTTTTTGTGCTTCTTTTTCTTTATCACTAAGTGGCATCAATTTTTTAATTCTAAAAGCTAGCATCTTCATTCCATTGATAGTGGGTTGCCCTTTATCATCAGTTCCAAATTCCTTAACTACGACTTTTTTATTCTTAAATTTCCCAGTTAATATTGTATCACCTATTTGTATGTCTAGTTTCATATATTATAAGTATGGTATTTTTTAATAAAACACGTTTAGAATGTCATCATTCCTGTAATCTGATTAACTGGAGCAAAGGCCCCTGTTAGTTTATATGTATTTCCTTTATATATAAAGACTAACCCTTCACTAGGTACTATAGTCTTAAACCCACCAATTGCTTCTACTTTAGCAAGCTGAGTTTTGAGTGTATTTAATTTTTTTAAGTCTCCACCCTTTCTGACATCACTAATAGCTTTTGCTACTTGACGTCGTACATTTTGAACAGCTTTATCTGGACTTGCAGCAAGAAATCCTTCTACATTTTTAAGAACTTCTGCTCCTAATTCAAAGAATAATGTTTCAAATGGAAACATATTTTTCTTCACTTGATCAGCATGATTTATTTTATCAAATCCTTTTGCTGTATCTAGCATTTTTTCATCAGGTATATTTTGTTTATTTAATCTAAATGATTTATCAGAGAATGCCCAACGTTTTACTAATACCATTTTAATATTATTATCTATACCTTTGAATTTATTATCTATAAAATTCTCCCACCATGCTTGATGGTATTCGTTAAATGTATTTGAATCTTTCATTCCAAGTGTTGACATTAGCTTAGATAATTTTCCGTAAAAATATGGCCTCTTTGCTCCAAAATCTTGATGAGGTTTAACTGTTAATTGTCTTGGACCAATTATACTAAAACTTTTCTGCATGTTTTGGTTTATTTGTGTAATCATTCCTGCTAGAATTCTAGCTCCTCCAGAAACTGCGCCTATAGCTGAACCATTTTTATATTGAAGTACATTATGGAACTGTAAATATGGAGCATCATACATAATTACATTTGCTGATGCTGGGTACATTATTTCCATGTTTACCCAATTATTTCCATCATCAAATACCATCTTCTTTTGTTTATCGCTTAACCCACCAATTGCTTTAGCAAGATCTCTCATTGCGTAATTAAATGCTTTTTCTATATTACCTCTATTTGCAAATTTTAACTTTACACCTTTTGCATTCATCCCACCTCGCTTAACATCACCAGTATTTCTAGCTGCTTTTAATCCTTTATTCCAGGTAATAAATAAATTTTGGCCATCTGTTTTTTCAGTTGCAGATTTCTCTAAATCTAAATGCCCTTGTAATGCATTATCAATAATTTGCTTGAAATCTCCAAAAGTAAGACCTCTATCATCAAATGGGTGAGACATATGTCCGTATGCACCACCTTCTGATAGTAGTTCTTTTACTGCTTCTGTTATGCTAAGATCTTTTAATTTTTTAACTGCTTTTTTAGCTTCACGATCAGGTTTATTTATTTTAGTAATCGTCTTAACCATTTTGGTTATTGCTTTATCAGGCTTATTAGGTTCTTTTATTTTATCACCTTCAATATTTTTCTTTACTTTAGCTGAGTCAGAATCAATCCAATTTACCAATTGCATACCCACTTCAGTTGCAATTCCTTTTATACGTTTTTTCCATTTTCGATATGCTGCACTTTGGGACATATCAATTTGATTACTAGGCGTTTTAACACCTTGATCACCAGCTGGAAAGAATGATACAGCTGTTATAGGTCCATTAGGATACTTTACTGACCGTCTATGATCTGATGGCGTTGGTATAGGATCGCTTGCTAGAATTGATTCACCATCACCTAAATCTAGTAGGTGATTTACTACTATCCAACCCATTTTTTCTGCTACTTTCTTTTGAACTTTTTTATATGACTTTAAACTACCGAATCCATGTGAAGGTCCATCATCCACTTCACCACCTTTTGAAGCTCCTGTACTTGATACTTCAGATATCATCTTTGCTACATCATTTTCTACTATAAATTGCTCTATAGTAGACTCATTCAAACTCTCTAATCGCTTGACTATCCACTCATAATTTTTAAGATTACCTCTACCAAATATATTAGTAAATATTTTTTTCTTTTTTGAAGATTCAAGATTTTTATCGCCTAACACTGTTCGTAGTGTGGTACCTGACATCTCACCGTAGCCTGCTACGTTCATTGAAACATGAGGTGCTATGTATGTATATGCACCGTCTCTGTAACCTACTTCAGCTTTACCTTTCCATGGACGGAAAAACTTACCTCCTAATCTCTGAGCATCCTTTTTTCCAACTACAAATACAGCAGCTGTTGTATCAGGATCGTATCGTTTTAATATTTCTGTAGCTTTGTAAGGATCACGGACTTGCTTAAGATTGCTACCTAAACCATAAGCAGAAATTATCTTTTTCTTTTCTGCAAAATTAAAAGGTGATTTTGGAAGAGTAACTTTATTAGAAGTAGCGATAAATTTATCTTTGAAGGGTATAGATTTAAAAGCTGCAGCGTGATGTGATCCCATAGGTTGAAATCTACCTGGGTATATCGCAACAATAGTTTTAATTTCTTTTTGCTCTTTGATAATTTGGTCTACTACCCAACTGCCTAATGTATGTGTTGTATTCATAATAATAATTAGTATATACCTTTAGATATTATATTTTATTTATTACTGGTTTTTAAGAGTATTTACTTCAGTAATAAGCTCGTCTATCTTTAATTTAAGGTAAACTATAGCTTCTCCATCTATATTTTTACTTAAAGTTTCATCGAAAGATTCATTTATATATTCTATGTGTGATTTTGCATAGTTATACTTTGCATCTGTTTCGTCTGTTAGTTCTGATGTAGTTTTTATATCTGACATTTTATTATTTTTTTTTATTTAATAGGAATATATGTGAATTGGACTTGGAGGTAAAGTTCTGCAGATCCTATTGTTCCAGGGTTTGCAGTTTGATCTGTACCCCATTTAAATCTAGGATAAATCATAGAGTTTTTTGGTATTACTGTTCCTGCTCCTAAACTAGAGGATATTTGTATCTGATCATAATTATCTCCACCACTATCTGTTATAGCACTTCCAGAATCCAAATGTACCAATGAAGGGTTAGTTGTGTTATCTGTATCTAATGCAGAATCAGAGACTGCAAACGAAGCCGTTATTGGGAGGTTTGCAGTACCTGTATTTACTAATGCTGAAACTTGAAATCTAACAAACTTTGCCTTTTCGGTAATTGCAAATCCTGTGTTTAGAAATAACCTACTTGGGGAGGTGCCAGACCCAGCATCAGTATAGGCTTGGTTCCATAGACCAGATCCTTGGGTTCCGAATTTTTTAGGACCCCACCATCTATCTGCTCTTGTACTTTTAGTATAAACACTATAAGCAATTGTCTTTTCATTTGCAGAATATATATTTCCACTTGCACTTATGTTACCTGAGGCTGTTACATCTCCTATAAATGTAGAAGAGGATTGGAAAGTTATTGTGTCTTGAACTGTTATGGGGCTATTACCTAATATATGACTAAACGAACCAGATAAACCTGTTACTGTTCCACTTGAACTTATATTACCTGAGGCTGTTATGTTACCTATAACTATATGTTGGTCACTATTCTGCCTTCCATATGTAATCCTATCCCAATAATTTGCATTTCCCAAAAATAGATCTGCTGTATTATAACTTAAAGCAGTATTATTACCTACTTTATAAAAATCTGCTATTACATTTCCACTTGAACTTATATTACCGGAGGCTGTTGTATGACCTAAGGCTGTGATGTGAGTAGTAGTTAAATTTCCAGTATTAATAATATTCCCACTTGCACTTATATTACCTGAGGCTGTTATATTTCCGGCTGCTCCAGTTGCAGTAATTCCAGTGTCTTTATCTAATGTAACACCATTAGCAAAAGATCCTACCATTAAATTATCAGTTACAGTTATATCATCCGATGAATGAAAATGCTCTGCTGTTATTGTTTTAGTTGAACTTATACCACCTGAGGCTGTTATATTTGTAAGTATTTGTAATGAACTTGAATATGTACCTGCTGGCGTTAAGTCGTATAAGGTATTTATATTAGTTCCATTATCAAAATAATCTGCTGCATAAACATTACCACTTGCACTTATATTGCTCGATGCTGTTACTGGCAGAGTAAATGTTTTTGCTCCAAGAAATGTCTGCGTTGATGATAAGTGAGCTGTGTGTGTGTCTAAATAAGCGCTTGCAATTGGGGCTGTTTCACTTGCCCAAGTTCCAGCTCCTATTGTTCCTAATGTTGTTATTGCGCCACTACCTATTCTTGCAGAGTAAATTGAACTTATGTTTGTACCATCATCAAAATAGTCCGCTGCATATACATTTCCACTTGAACTTATATTACCTGAGGCTGTTATTGATCCATTAAATAAATGAGTATCATTTAATGCATTTCCAAATATATTTGAACCTTCTGTATATAGTATTGATGAAGTTACTATTGATGATGTTATTGAGGTTGCTGTTAGTGAACCGACTACTATATCAGGTGTACCAGTTAATCCTGTTGCCGTTCCTGTTAATGGCCCTGTAAAGGCATTTGCTATTACTGTTCCACTTGAGCTTACATTACCTGAGGCTGTTATATGGGTAGCTGTTAAGCTTAATGATACATTCATAGAACCTGTTACATATATTCCAGCTGTGCGGATACCAACTGTTTCAACGGGACCGACATCAAGAGCTGCTGTTGTTTTTACAGATATATACCCTGTTACACCATCAGGTGTAGCTGCTGTGATAATTCCATCTATTTGCACCGGTGTTGCTGCTGATCGCTTTAGTGATGTACCATACGACTCATCTTCCCATCTGATAGATCCCATTACATCACCAGCTCTTGCTCTTACCGGTGAAGCAAATGTACCAGGTGAATATGATAGTACTACTTCAGATCCTGAAGTTTCTGTTGCTCCTAAAGCTCCTACTCCTGAGAATTTACGCGTTCTTAATTGTCCTTCTTCTCCAAATTCAATCTCTTTTGTTCCATCCTTTGAACGAACTTTGAATGAATCTGCTTTAATATCTACATCATTTGTTGGATTAGTAGTTCCTATTCCTAATTTACCTGATGTTGATCCTGAGAAATACATTTTTGCATTTTGAGAACCGGACAGTACAAATGATGATCCATCTTCTATATAAGGAAAAAATATATGTAAGCTCGGCATACTCGCTGAATGCGGGTATATAGAAGCTGAAGGGTGGGTTGCTCTAATTCGAGCTCCTTCGTTAATTATAAATTCTGATGCCATTTTATTCTCCTATAATAATTATAATCTTCTAACAATAAAGGTTGCTTGGCTGAGATTAGATGGTAGACTTTGCAAAGTAGCTCCAATATTAATGCTGGTACCTGATATTTCTGCTGATATTACAAGATTTAAGAGTGTACCGATATCAGGTGCGTCATTAATAGTATAATTCATACTTGAAGCATTTACTGCTATTGTTATTGTACCTGCTCTCATATTATCAGGCTCTGTACTACCTGAATCAGGGCATGAAAATACATAATCAATAAATATGCTGCCGGCTGTTACGTTAGTAATAGTATGTATTGTGGCTTTGCTGCTATTTCCTAAACCAGTATTTTGAGTTGTTTCTCCTGAGGCAGTTACAGCTGCCATAAGTTCATTTTTCCTAGTAGTGGTGAAATTTACTTGTGTTAATCCACCATCACCAACAGTATGTGTAGCTGTATTGGTTGCACCAGCTTGAATACCATCAAGTTTTATATCATCTGCAGTTGTAAAGTTAATTTCTGTTAATCCACCATCACCAACAGTATGTGTAGCTGTATTGGTTGCACCAACTTGAATACCATCAAGTTTTATATCATCTGCAGTGGTGAAATTCACCTGTGTTAATCCACCATCACCAACAGTATATGTTGTGTAATTAGTACTATGTATATTTGCAGTTTGTGTAACTGTCCAATCTATTGTATTGTTAGTTGTTAATGTTGTGTTTGCTGGCAGAACAAGTGTTGTAATGTTAGCATCTACTTCATCATCCATTACAGCACCTGCAGATCTTACATCTGCTTGAGTTGTAGTATTGGTATCTGTAGGATTACTATTCGTGAATGTAATCACATCTCCAGTGCTAGCTACACTTAAACCTGTGCCTGCTGTTAGTGTTACATCATCATTACCACTTCCGTCACCACCTGCAGTTAATCTGATAACTTTTGATTGTGTATCCTCACCAGCTGCTATACTAATAGTATATGTTGTATCAGTATCATCATCACCTCCTGCAACAGTATTCGTTAATGTAATCACATCTCCAGTGCTAGCTATACTTAAACCTGTGCCTGCTGTTAGTGTTATATCATCATTACCAGTACCACTACCTCCTGCTGTTAATCTGATAATTTTTGAAGATGTATCCTCAGCTGCTGGATCTTCTACAGAAGTGACATATGTTGTATTTGTATTTGCAATATAATTAGGCTCCCCAAACGATCCATCATGTTTTAAGAATTCTCCACTTGTTCCTTGTGCAGGAACGTGTGCACTATTTCCTGTTCCAGCATTATGATCATAAGCCCAATTTGAAGAAATTGATTCATTTGTTACACCATTGACTGGTGAATCATCTATAGGTCTATAAGAGTAATTAGTAGCATGAATTGTTCCCTGAGTAGATAATGTCCAATCTAAAGCTCCATTTGTTGTCAACCCTTTTACTGCTGCAATCTGGCCAGTTACTTCATCATCCATTAAAGCGCCTGCAGCTCTTACATCTTCTTGAGTTGTAGTGTTTACATTTGTAACAGTATTCGTTAATGTAATCACATCTGCACTTTCAGCTATACTTAACCCTGTACCTGCTGCTATTACTATGTCATCATTACCAGTACCACTACCTCCTGCTGTTAATCTGATAATTTTTGAAGATGTATCCTCTCCTCCTCCTTCTAATACCCCAGCTTCTGCAGAAACAGTATATGTTGTATCTGTACTAGTATTAGGAGAAGTGAGAGTCATTACATATGGATCTTCTGTTGTACCAGTACCTGCTAATTCTGTTCCAGCTGTTCCAGTTGCAGTAACAAACTTAATATATTTATTTTCAGTAATGGTTACATCATCATTATCATCATCTCTAATCTTAAACCCGCCTGAGCTTGATACTATTCCACTCCCTGTTATAAATCCTCTCCATGAACCTGAAATAGCTAAGTCTGTGTGTCCTGGAGGTACGTTACCTCCGTAGCTACCAGAATAATAGAATTGCCCTGAGCCGGTATCTACCATAACTGTTAAGTATGGTTGACCAGCTGCGTTAGATGTGCTTGCAAAAAGGTGAGCGCTGGCACGTATACCACCAACTACATCTAACTCATATGTTGGAGTTGGAGTATTTATACCTAATTTAGCGCTTTCGGTTACGTCACCTGCTGTGAAGTAGTGAGGACCGGAACCAGATACTCTAAAGGATCCAGTCATTTGTTGAATGTCATCAATAGTATCGCCCATTTTATTGGAACCAGAAGAGTATGTAATTGATGCAGAAACAAATTCTGTGTGGAATTCTTGAGCAACTATAATATCTGTAACGTATAAATTACCAGTTATATATGTATTACCTTGAAATTTAGCAGTACCTGATACGTGGAGCTTTGCTGTTGGATATGTTGTTCCTATACCAACATTTGCAAAATATCCATCCCCACTTGCACTTACTGAAGTTACTTCTAATCTACCAAATGAACCTGTTGATACTAAACTTGAGCTTATGTTCCCTGATGCTGTTATATGTCCATTAGTTGAACCTATATTTCCTATATTTAATTGTCCACTTGCACTTATATTACCTAGTACTTGTAGTTTTTCTGTTGGGTTTACTGTTCCTATACCTAATGCATAGCTGGTGGTATTATCTCCTCCAATAATGTAACTAGGATATCCAGCTGCAATCCGAACTGCTACTGTTGTACCTTCATATAAATTCATGACTCCTCTGTGTGCATTAGGAGCTGCACCAAGTCGAGTAATCATTCCTACTGGATATCCATTAAGGCCTTCATTTTCTCCATAAGCTCTCAGACTTTTTGCGTGAATATCACCACTTGCACTTATATCACCTGATGCTGTTATGTGACCTCCACCAGCTGAACTTGATACATATAGTGAACCTGTTATAACAGCTTGGGGTGGTGTCCCAGTTGGTGGTATTCGGTTATCAGAGCCTGAGTATGGAAATCCTGGTAATGATCCATAAGTTAATTGACCCGTTACATCATTATAAAATACTGTATTGATTGTTGTTGCATTTTCTAACCCACCAAATAATTCTCCACTTGCAGAAATGTTTCCTCCTACACCATTTATGGAAGATGCTGTTATATTTCCTACAAATTCATGTGTATCATCAACTGTATTACCAAATATTGTATCACCTTCTTGAAATAATATTGAACTAGTAACTACTCTCGTATGAAATTCACTTGCAAAAACACTCTGTGATACGTATAAATTACCAGATATATAAACATGTTTAGATGATGTAAGTGCAGTTAAGCCGTGGAACCATGGAGATAGAGTATTTGCACCAGGTTGGCTAGCTAGAAACGCATTTGGATCATTTCCTTCAAATTGCACACCTGTTGATAGGGTAGATATTTTATTTGCTGTGGTATTTTTGTTTTTATACCGTAATTCAAAAGTATATTGATCATTATACTTAGTTATAGCAGGCATAGGTACAAGAGCTCGTATACTGTTGGGGGTAATTCCTGTTGTAGATGGGGTACCTGGAGCTGTTGTTATTTTAATATTAGAAAGAGACCATGTACCAATACGCAGTACAAATAAAACTTTTACCTGTTCTGTTTGTTGATTTTTAAACTCAAAACTATTACCTATAAATGTCTGACCTGTAGGTGAGTGACTTATATTTTCAATTGAACCTATATGTTCACCTAGAGTACGTTCGTCAATGCTCATTAAGTTAGTTGGAGAAATACTAGACCCAGAAACATATATATCAATTTTACTTCTTATATCTTGGCTAAGTTGGAGTTCAGAGTAAGCATCGAACTCTACATAGTAGGTTGTATTTGCGTTTAGAGCTTTAACGTAATCAGGGTGTTGTGAAAAGGCAATATAATTTATAGGATTATTAGTATACCCTCCTGTTCCAGATATTTTTGCTGAATCCATTAAGTGTTCTGTACTGCGTGTGAAGCTGATATCTCCACTATCAACACTTGTACTACCGGTAACTTGCCAGTATTTCTGTAGTACTTCATTACCCGTAAAGTTACCTATGCTTTCAAAGACTTGGGTATTATTCCCCGCTGTAGTTCTAGAATCATCTACTGCTATATTTGTAGGTTCAATAGGAAACTCAGTTAGCTTAGTAATAATACCTTCTGCTCTAGTGCTCTTAATATATACTTCAACATCAGTTGTTACACCGCATGTAGGTTTGAGACCTAATATACTTATATCAGCAAATGAGGTATGTTGCTCTACTGTTGATGCAACGGTCTGCATGGTAGTTGTTCCAGCTGTTGGATCTGTATATGCTATAGATGCTGATGTCTCCGTCCAGTATAACTGAGCTCCTTGCTTTGCATCAAAAGACCTTGGATAAAACGTACCCATTTCATACTGAAATGCTCCATACGCAGGTATGACTTCTGCAGTTGTGTCGTTAATTACTGCACTAATAGTAGCATAATAAGCGGGAAATACCATTGTTGAGTGAAATGGTTGAGCTCCGTTTATATGAGTTGATCCTCCTGATACATATAACACTCCACCTACCATACTCGCTGAAAATCTTAAGTCTCCATAATATACTTGAAGTGTACCTTGACCAAGACTAGATGTATCTGGTTCTATATCCCTTGTATATGTAAATTTACCTGAATTACCACCCGTTGGTTGTGAGTTATATGTTGGTATATACGACCCAGACACAGTATAAGGGGCTCCAGGTGTTCCGGGGTTTATGCTGTAAACATCTTCATAGGTTTGATAGGTCCACGGTATTTTAGTTTCAGATACTGATATGATGGGTGCGGTATCATACTCGATAACATCTGATACATCATCTACTCTAATTTGAGCTATTGATGACCATCTAACGTTTGATATACCTACACACTCTTCAGGTAATGGGCAACCGCATTCATCTAGTAGTGCTTCACCGACTAATGATATAGTTGCTGGACCTGGTGGAGTATGTTTATACAAAAATATACATATACGGATGCTTATACTACCTGGCTTCTTCGGTAGTATCTTATATGATAACGGGGTATTCTGAGAGTCAACCACCTCAAACAATATATCTGTACCTAATTTGAATTTGTTTCTAGGTGGAGCAAACTCAAATATACTACCCCCTAATTTTAGCTCGTGGGGTTTTCGTATAATATTAAAATAATACGGACTATATTCTGATGAGTCGTTTATACAAACATCCAGTTCAAGTAGGTTCTTGTGAGATGCTGCACTACGTATTCGAGAAACTTTTCCAGGGTGGTTTGCTCGAGGACTACCTTCATCTGATGTGCTGGTTTTGTTGTATGCCATATGTCTTTCTATACCGTGTTATTATATAATAAGTATAAAGAAAAATTATTCGTGAGTAATTTTTGAGAATCCTGCGATCTTTTGTATATCTATTAAATTATCTACTACATCTCTAACTGAATCTAGGTGGCTTACTATCATAAGTAAGTCAAATTGAGATTTTAAGAATGTAAATAACATAAATAAAGAGTTAAGATTTTCTGAATCTAGGTTACCTAACCCTTCATCAATTGCTAAAAAGTTTGGCCTTGGGAGATTCGATATATTAGTTAAAGCTGTTCTAATAGCTAGTGATGATATAAACTTCTCCATCCCTGATGTCAGTTCTAGTGGCCATGTTTTCTCTTCACTATATACAATATATGTGTTAATATTCTTACCATCTAATTCAAATAGTATTTTGAATTCAACTATCTGAGCTAATATATCATTAACTTCTTCCTCTATAATTGGTATTACTTTTGTAATTAACTCGTAGGGCACACCATCTCGTTGAATGGCGTCTATGTAGTATTCGTATGCTTTGAATTTTTGCTCTAATTCTTCTGCTTTTTTAATAGACTGTACAATATTATTTTTAGTAGATAATGCTACTTCAATTGCACCATGCAGTGACATAAACTCTTCTTCTACAGCCTCTCTACAATCTACTAACTCATCATTCTTTTTACTTAACTCACTTATTTGCTCATGTGTTTTACTATTATGAATTATAGACTGTTTATTTTCATGATATTTTTTCATCTCTAATTCAACTTCATATTGCTGTTGTTGAATTTTATCTTGCTTTTCTTTAGCTTG